AGTTGCGTCTTGAGGATGTCGTGGAATAACTCTCCAAATCTCTTACGCATTCTTCCAATGAACTTAGTAAACTTAAGTTCGTCACGGAGGACTTCTGTGGTTTTACCAAGGTTAAATCCTTTGTTATCATCGGTAAGACGGGACGGTGGAAGATTAAGAGAATTATAAAGCTTCTTCCTAAAGTACTCAACATCCTTGAGTTCTCCTAGATTCTGTCCACCAGGTAGGGTGGTGATCTCAGTTCCACGACCACCCTCTCTACGAGGTAACCAGAAATCCTCAAGCATACTCATGTGCTTTTTGTCATCACGAATCTCACCAGTAGATGCATCGTAAACTAACTTGTTACGATACCTCGCCATGACATCACGAAGATATTGTTCTGCTTTGATCTTAGGTAAGTTACCTACATCAATGTAAAATATTCTACGCTCAGGAGCACGTGATAATCTGTATATAACAAGAGCATCCTCAATCATTCTCAATTGATTAAGTGATTTAATTGCCTTGTGCATAAAGCTCAAGTGCATTCTCTTGTTTAAATCTTGAAGGCCTGAAGAACAGAAGGCAACTGAATCAACTGCCATCTTAATTCCTTGGGAGTTGGACATGTCTCCCACTGGTCCCATTGCACCACCTCTTAGATATCCTCTTGGGTTGTACAAATAATAATCAACATAGTTACCCCACTCATGCTCAAGTGCAGTTCCTTGAACTGACTTGGCCAACGAAGCATCTGGTGGACTACCCATCTTACCAAGTTTCTGTCTTACCTTACGCATTTTCATTGCGTCTACGTAACGTAATTCAGTGATACCTTGCTTTGGATTATCTAAATCTATTACTTTATGATAAAAAATTCGTCCGTCAATATACCACGAACGAATTATTTCATGTGCTCTATTATCAAAATTCATCATGCGTTTGATATATTCAAACTCATCACGAACTTTCTTCTTTACTCCTGCACCAATATCTAAATTTTCAAGATTGATATCAACGCAACTGTCGTTAGCATCACTAACAACAAACTCATTCACGATCTCGTCAACAGCAGAATCCACCTCAGGATGAAGAGCCATATCCCTATATCTACGGATTAGCTCGTACTCATTCCTTGCGGTGGCATCTGTATCTACGTATGTTCCAAAATAACCGCCAGCTGCAATAGAGACTGGTTCATCAGCGAGAGGAGGTACTGGTGATTGTCCCTTCTTTTCAGACTTACGGTTTATCTGGAAGCCAAATAATTGACCCATTACTAATAAAACCTATAGTTTTCCTACTCCTATTTATAGGATGTTAATTCCGCTATCTCCAGCAGTAGTGTCACTATCGTCTCCAACTGTCCAGTAAGAATACTGGAATTCAACTGAGAATTCTTCTATCTGATCATTGCTATCATAAGCAAGATCAATTGCTGATGTGCTTATGGGGAATGCATACCAGAGTTTATAAGATCTTAACTCTTCTCCACCAGGTGATGCATCTTTCTCAAGTTGTTTAATAACAACTGAGCGACCATACTGAGTAGGATCAGTTACATTAGCAGTGTTTGCTTTATGTGTATTGATCTCATTTAACCACTGCTCAAAATAGGCACGTGATTTCATTTCTTTATCATTGATAAAGGTCGCTGACCAGTTATCAAATGTTCTGTCACCAGCGATCTTAACAGTTCTTCCTCTGAAAGGAACTTCTATTACACCGATGTTTGCTGCTGGTAATACAGCAGATTTGCACATGTAGGTTACAAGTTGGCCATCAGCATCAATATTATCGGGGAACGAAATGTCCACCTGAAACATATTGGGTCTGACACCCTGCTTGACTACTTGCAAAAAGCTTGAAACGTTGCTTGTAATTGCCATTGTTTTAAATGTCCTCTTCTTTTATATATTTAACAAATTAGCGTCCGACTACTTCAGCGAACGAAACACCAGTACGTGTAGCAGTAAATGTAACTGTTACATAGTTGATGGATCTAGCAGGTTTGATGAAGAGTTCCGCAACAAATTCGTTACGGTCAATAACATCTGCTGTGTTGTTTGATGTATCACAAACAACTAAGAAGTCAGTGATACCTTGCTGTGCAACAATATCGTTTAGGTAAGCATTGATAGTTGAAAGGAATCCACCACGAGTAACTTCGTCATTCATTTCAAATAGAACTGACTTACCAAGTCTCTCAACTCTCTTCTCAATATTGAGGAAGAGACGGCGAACATTGATTCTATCAAATGCGGATGTTGAAGATAAAGCTGTCTTATCACCGAATAATACAGCACCTGATCCAGGGAAACTAACCACTGGGTTAATTCTTGCCTGATACAGTTCGTCTCTATCTGCCTTGTTAGGATTGTATGCTAACTTAACTACGTTACGAACTCCACCACGAGATAGTCCAGCAGGTGAAATCCATTCAGAATCGGTGTTAACACATAGTCCAGCAATGTCTCCATTACATGCAACGTACCTATACTTATCGTTAAAACGATCATACATGTACTTGTAACCACTATCAAGAACAGCATATGACGTTGATGTCATGCCACTCATGAAGTTGAGAGTGTTTGTCTTTTGCTGTGCAGTAGAAAGAGCAGATCCACCTGATCCAACTTGGTTACCCTTAAATGGTGAAACAAATGCTATAGCATCTTTTCTTCCAGCAGCAATTGCAATTGCTTTTTGTGCCTTAGATTTAGTATCTACTTCAGAGGCCATTGATCCACCCATAAGAACAAAGTCAACCCCTGTTTCTTCTGTGTCTAGGAATAAATCATATCCAGCATTTACTTCACCAGCAGTATAAGCATAGTCATCACTACCACCAGATAGTGCATTTTCATTACCACCAATAAGAAGGAAGTAATCTCCAGAGGAAAGTGTGGATGAAGCAACACCAATTGTCTTACCACCACCTGTTGTATTAGGTTCAAATGTACCTGTTAAGGCAGCACCGTGGAAGATATACTGTGATTCTAAATTAACAATATCTTTGTAATAGGTAGAAGCACCCTCAGGGCTCTTACCATCAGATAATTTGGTGAGGAATGTTTTTCTCTCTAAAACTGTGTTAGCTGCACCAGAGACATCTCCAGTTGTATCAATAACAGCAACATGAACTTCATCATATTTAATGCCACGAGAAGAAGCAAATTCTGATGTACCAGGACGAGGACCGATAGCAGAAAGTTTTAATCCAGTTGAACCGATTGTTGTATTTGTATACCAGTCAACAGCAGAAGAGATATTAATATCTGTACCACCATTTTCGTAGGTATCACCTGTACCAATAAGAACTGTTGGGTCATCAAGAACAACTGTTAATGTATTACCAACAATACTAACTAACTCAGCATTCTTTACAACACCACCTACATTGAATTGAACTGTATCTCCAGCACTAGGAGGAGAAGAATCAGCAGTAGCAAGTTCAATGATCTGATCAGGTCCACGGTCTACAACAACTGTTAAAAGTGAGTTGCCCCATGTTCCAGCAGAACGTGCAGCAATAACTTTTGCATTACCAATACCAGCATTCCAGTCAGTATCGTTCTTAACAAGAACTCCACCACCGTTAGCAGCGTTTTGTACTCCAGTTTCAGCACGTACAACAGCGAGCCTACCGCCATATCCTAAAAATTCAGATGCAACTAACCAATCTTCTGCATTAAAATCATTTGGTGTACCAAATGTATCAATAAATGATTTCTGATCTGAGATTGATGTTATGACACCAATTGGTCCTTTCTGGAAAGTAGAACTAACAGCACCAGTAAGAGATGAATCTCCTACTATAGTTGCATTAGTTAGATCTCTTTCTCTAAGAACGACACCAGGCGAGACTTGACTAGCCATGTTTTACTCCTCGTAGATGTTTCAAATTATCTACATCTATTTAGAATTTCCAGTAAGTCTAACACTTAATACCTTTAGGGGGTATTTAAATGCCCCCTAGTAATTCCACATGTATGATACTTCTTCTTGAGTTTCTCCATACTCCCAAAGATTACCATCTCCATCAATGAAAC